CTGATAAGTTTTACAATTACATGGGTAAAGGGTGGTATTCACTATCCTCTCCAGTATGGGCTAACTTTGGTAAACAAAGAGGTTTACCTGTAAGTTGTTTTGGTTCAAACATTGGTGATAACATCGAATCAATCCTATATACTCAAGCCGAAGTTGGTGAAATGTCAAAAATGGGAGGTGGTACTTCGGGTTACTTTGGTAACATAAGACATAGAGGTGCTGAAATTACTGATAATGGGCATGCACCTGGTGCAGTTCACTTCATGAACTTATTTCAATCAGTAGTTGATAATATTTCACAAGGTTCAACTCGTAGAGGTAGATTTTCACCTTACTTACCAATTGAACATCCAGATATTATGGAGTTCTTAGAAATTGGCACAGAGGGGGCAACTATCCAAGACTTAACTCACGCAGTAACCGTGACAGACCAATTTATGGAAGAAATGATTGGTGGTGATAAAAAGAAAAGAGCTGCTTGGGCAAAAGTAATCCAAAGAAGAGGTGAGATTGGTTATCCTTACATTATGTTCCATGATACCATGAATAAAAACACGGTTGATGTGTATAAAGATAAAGGAGCAACAATATATAACTCTAATCTATGTTCAGAGATTGCTCTTCACAACTCAGAAGAAGAATCATTCGTTTGTGTACTTTCATCTATGAATGTTCTACATTACGATGAGTGGAAAGATACTGATGCGGTTGAAGTGATGACAATGTTCTTAGATGCAGTTGTAACTGAATTCCTTACAAAGATTGAAGATATTAGAGATAATGGTACAATCGAAGGTAAGAGAGGATTCTTCTACTTAGAGAAAGCATACAACTTCGCAAAAAGACAAAGAGCATTAGGTTTAGGTGTTTTAGGATGGCACTCACTTTTACAATCAAAGGGATTACCATTTGACACACGAGAAACTGCTAAATTAAATGTTGAGGTATTCAAACTAATCAAAGAAAAATCTTACAAGGCATCGGAGGAACTTGCAGAAATGTTTGGTGAACCTGAATACTTAAAGGGATATGGTAGAAGAAACGTTACCCTGAACGCAATTGCCCCAACAACCTCATCGGCATTTATTTTAGGACAAGTTTCACAATCAATTGAACCAATTTGGTCAAATTGTTATGTGAAAGATGTGGCAAAGATGAAAGTAACAATCAAAAATCCAGTACTTAAAAAATTATTGATAGAATTAGGAAAAGATACTAAGTCAACTTGGGATAGTATTAAGAAGAATGATGGTTCGGTTCAACATTTAGACTTTTTAACTGATGAACAGAAAGATGTATTCAGAACATTTGCCGAAATTAATCAATCTTCAATTATTAATCAAGCAGCAGTTAGACAAGATTTCATTGACCAATCACAATCGTTGAACTTAATGATTTCACCTGATATGCCAACTAAAGATATCAACAAATTGTTGATTGATGCTTGGAAGTTAGGAGTAAAAACTCTTTACTACCAACACTCAATGAATTCAGCACAGGCATTTGCAAGAAAAAAATTAAATATGAATGATTTACAATGTGTTGCTTGTGAAGGTTAAAATTAAAAATTAAATAATAAAGTTATGATAGAAATTAAAAAATTTGAAGCAGATTGGTGTGGTCCTTGTAGAATGTTAAAACCAACATTTGAAAAATTACAAGAATCATTTGGAAATTCCGTAAAATTTTCGTATATTAATGTAGATGAAAACCAAGATGAAGCATCGAAGTATTCAGTTCGTTCAATTCCAATGGTAGTGATTGAAAAAGATGGAGTTGAAGTACAAAGAATGGTAGGTGCACAATCGGAGTTAGCATATAAAAACGCATTAAACGAAGTTTTATAAAGAATGCCAATACTAAGAGGTCAATCTCATCCATCAGCAAAACTGACAGATGAGCAAGTTTTACAAATAAGAAGGTTGTGGAATATGGGACACCGAAATATTCGAGTAATTGCTCGAAATAACAAAGTCTCATCTTCTAATATACTGAAAATTGTAAAAAATGAAACTTGGACACATCTAAACGAGTTTTGGTCTGGTAGTTTGTAAATTTAGAATTATGACAGAATCTGAAGAAATTGAAGAAATCTTAATGGAATCTCACTCTTATGGGTTACGAGTAGAGGTAATGGAAGAGGCTTCAAAAATTATGGGAAGTAATCCAAAAATGAGAAGAGTTGATGCATATCAAGAAGCATTTTCAACTCTTATTAAAGAATAATTACCAATTGGTAAACGGTTACATATGGAAATAAATAAAATCTACAATGAAGATTGTCTGGTTACTCTGTCCAAAATGGAAGATGAATCAGTTGACCTTGTTGTTACATCCCCACCTTATAACAAAAATCATTGGATTAAAAATAAAGTTAGAGGTAAAGATGATTTTATCCGAAAGATAGAATATTCTACTTATGATGATAATCTTCCACAAGAAGAATATGTAGAGTGGCAAAAGAAAATTATTTCAGAATGTCAAAGAGTTCTAAAACCAAATGGTTCTATATTCTATAATCACATAGACATTATGTCTAACCATTTAACAATTCATCCAAGTTTTGTATATGACTTTCCACTTAAACAGGTAATTGTTTGGGATAAATGTGGAACTCCTAAAATTGACAAAACTTATTTCTTACCATTTACTGAATGGATTTTTTGGATTAAAAAGAACAAAGAATCAGTTCCTTACTTTGACCGAAACAATGCTTTATTCAAAAAAAATATTTGGTCAATACCAAGAAGTCAAGAACCAAATCACCCTGCACCATTTGCAGAAAAGATGGTAGAAAATGTAGTCCTGTCTTGTAGTAGAGAAGGTGATTTGGTTTATGACCCTTTTATGGGTAGTGGTACAACTTATAGAGTTGGTAGAAAACACAATAGAAATGTAATAGGAAGTGAGATTAGTGAAGAATACACTAAACTTGCTGAAAGTAAAGTTACTAAACACGAATTCTTTTAATGGATATAAACACCATATATAACGAAGATTGTTTAGAAACTATGAAAAGAATGGAGGATAACTCCATTGATTTGGTGGTTACCTCACCTCCATATGCTGATAGAAGAAAAACAACCTATGGTGGTATTCATCCTGATAATTATGTTGAATGGTTTTTAACAATTTCAGATGAACTTAAACGAGTTCTAAAACCAAGTGGGTCATTTATACTAAACATAAAAGAAAATGTAGTAGACGGTGAAAGACACACTTATGTATTAGAATTAATTATTGAAATGAGAAAACAAGGTTGGTTATGGACAGAGGAATATATGTGGCATAAGAAAAATTCATTTCCTGGTTATTGGCCAAATCGTTTAAGAGATGGGTGGGAAAGATTATTACACTTTACAAAAGAAAAGAAGTTTAATATGTACCAAGACCAAGTTAAAGTTCCTATTGGTGATTGGTCAAAAAACAGATTAAAAAACATAAGTGAAAAAGATAAAAAACGAGTTGAATCAGAAACAAATAGTGGTTTTGGTAAAAACATCTCAAATTGGGTAGGTAAAGATATGGTATTACCTAACAATGTTTTATATATGGCATCTGAAAGTAGTAATAAATCACATTCTGCGGCATTTCCTGAAAAACTACCCGAGTTTTTTATTAAACTTTTTACCAAAGAAACTGATTTAATATATGACCCATTTATGGGAAGTGGAACAACCGCAAAAGTTTCGTTTGAATTAAACAGAAATTTTATAGGTAGTGAATTATCAAAAGATTACTATAAAATATCAAAAGAAAGATTAGGAAAAAGTAAAAATGTAAAAAAGTTTTTCGAATGGAAATAAATAAGTTATATAATGGTGATATATTGGATATGTTTGAAAAAACACCAGACAGTCTTATTGACCTAATCGTAACTTCACCACCTTATAATGTTGGTATTGATTATGATTCATGGGATGACCAAAAACCAATAGATGAATATTTTCAATGGGTAGAAAATTGGTTAAGTGAATGTTATAGAACTCTAAAAGATGATGGTAGAATTGCTATAAACATTCCTTATGAATGTAATATGGGTGAACGAGTTATGATTTCTTCAGAGTATTGGCAAATTATGAAAAAGGTTGGATTTAAGTTTTTTGGTTTAGTTGACTTAGAAGAAAATTCACCACATAGAGTTAAAACAACAGCATGGGGTAGTTGGATGTCTCCATCATCACCATACATCTATAACTCAAAAGAGTGTGTAATACTTGCTTACAAAAATTCTGCTAAAAAATTAGAAAAGGGTGATAGTCAATGGAATTATACTGAAATGGATGTAGATGGAAAAACTAAAAAAGTTTATTCTCAAGAAGATAAAGATGAATTTATGGAATTGGTATTTTCTCATTGGAAATATCAAAACGATTCAAGACCACTAACCAAAGCAACTTTTTCTCAAGATATTCCTGATAAAGCAATAAAAATATTGACTTATAAAAATGATTTAGTATTGGATTGTTTTTCGGGTAGTGGAACAACAGCATTATCAGCAAAAAAGTTGGGAAGAAATTATATAGGATTTGAGTTATCTAAAGAATATCATAAAATATCTGAAGATAGAATTGAAAAAGTAGAACAATTAAAAAGAATAGAAAAGAAATCAAAAGAATTCTTTGATTATTAAAATATTTTTCTTATCTTTGTAACAATTAAAAAAATATAGATTTGTATCAGAATTGCTATTATCAACGAGAAAAAAACCTAATGCATATTTGGGATGATAAGCAGGGTTATCGTTCATTCCCATATACTCGATATGCTTATGAAAAAGCAAGTAGAGGAGAATATACTACCCTATATGGTGATACGGTAACCAAAATATACAAATTCAAAAAGGATGACCCTGATTTGTTTGAATCCGATGTACCCGAAACTACGAGAGGTTTAGTAGATACTTATACTGATTCAGATTTACCATCCGAGGGTCATGTTATTCTTACTTATGATATTGAGGTTGAAATGTTGACTGGATTACCCGACCCAGAAAAAGCAGATAATGAATTAACATCAATCGCACTACATGATTCGGCAACTGACCAATATTGGGTGTTGGTTATGGATAAAGATGGTAAGTTATTAGAAAAGAAAACCGATAAAGCAATTGTACTTCCTTTCAGAACTGAAGAGGATATGTTGATGAAGTATTTAGAGTTGTATGAGATGATTAATCCAACAATTGTAACAGGTTGGAATATTGATTATTTTGATACTCCTTATCTTTATAATAGAATTGTTAAATTATTAGGTAAAAGACAAGCAAATAGATTATCACCAATTGGTGAATGTTTTTGGTCTCCTTATCGTAAAAGATATTTTATGGCAGGGGTTTCTTATTTGGATTACATTTCACTATATAAAAATTATAATTACGGTGAATTAGATTCATATCGATTAGATTCAATTGCTCAGAGAGAGTTGGGTAGAAAGAAGATTGAGTACGATGGGAATTTGGACATTCTTTTTGAAACCGATATTGAGAAATTTATTGAGTATAACTTAGTCGATGTGGAACTTGTTGTAGAGTTTGATAGAAAACTTCAGTTCATTGATACCGCACGAGGTATTTGTCATGCGGGTCATGTTCCTTACGAAGATTTCGTTTATTCATCAAAGTATTTAGAGGGAGCACTTCTAACTTATTTGAAAAGAAAAAACATTGTAGCACCAAACAAACCTGCTGATAGACAGGAAAGGATGGAGGCACTTAGGGAGAACAAAGAAGAAAAGTTCATTGGAGCATATGTAAAAGCACCCATCGTTGGTAAGTACGAATGGATTTACGATTTGGATTTAACATCACTATACCCATCTATTATTATGACGGTGAACATTTCACCTGAAACAAAGATGGGTAAGATTGAAAATTGGGATGCGCAAGATTACATTAAAGGAAAAAGAGAAAGTTGGATAATTAATGGTGATACGATTACACAAGAGAATCTAAAGAAGTTTTTTGAAAGAAGTAAGTTCTCGGTAGCATCAAATGGTGTATTGTATCGTACTGATAAAGTGGGATGTATTCCTGATATTTTGGATTTGTGGTTTTCACAAAGGGTTGAGTTCAAAAACAAAATGAAAGAATATGGAAACAGTGGAGAAAAAGAAAAATACGAATGGTATAAGAAACGTCAGTTGGTACAGAAGATTCTACTTAACTCTTTATATGGTGTGCTTGGTCTTCCTGCCTTTAGGTTCTATGATGTTGATAATGCTACCGCTGTTACCACAACGGGACAGACAGTTATTAAATCAACTGCTGATATGGCTAACATCAAGTACAACAAGGAGCTTAATACTCCTAATGCTGACTCTAATATATACATTGATACTGATTCTGTATTTTTCTCAGCTGCTCCACTTTTAGACCATAGGATTCCAAATTGGAAAGATAGTGAGCAAGATACTATTGCTGGATTTGTAAATGATATTGCAGGTGAGATGCAAGATTATCTAAACGATTTCTATAATATTCTTTCGGAAAAAGTATTCAATGTAGATAAGGATAAACACCGATTTGAGATTAAGAAAGAGTATGTTTCCAAATCAGGTATTTGGATTGCAAAGAAAAGATATGCTCAATGGATTATTTCAGATAATGGTGTACCTGTTGACAAGTTAGATGTAAAAGGATTAGATGTTGTTCGTTCTTCATATCCAGCAGCATTTAGAAAGTTTATGAGTGAAGTTCTTATTGAGATTCTACGAGGTGATACCGAAGAACAACTAACAAACAAAGTTCACGATTTCAAAAAGAACTTACCTAATATGGATGTGGTTAAGATTGCAAAAGCAGGTGCAGTAAAAAACTTATCAAAGTATATGCCTAAGAAACGAAATCAAACAGCAATGTTTCAATTTCCATCGGGTTGTCCTGCACACGTTAAAGCATCAATCGCATATAATCAATTACTCACCCACTTTGGGGTTCAAAATCAATACGAACCACTAAAAGATGGTGATAAAATTAAGTGGGTTTACCTTAAACAAAATCCATATGGATTGGATGGGGTAGCAATGAATGGTTATAATGACCCTCCACAGATTATGGAGTTAATTAGTACTTACATTGACCACGATAAAATCTTCGAAAGAGAACTTCTAAAAAAATTAGAAGATTTCTATGGAGCATTGGATTGGGGAGAAGTTTTATCCTCAAAAAAGACCGCTGAAAAGTTTTTCTCTTTTTAGTTGGATAATTAAAAAATATTTCGTATATTTGTAACACTTAAAAATAAATCTTAAAAGTAAATTATGGAAAAAGTAAAATTTGATGGTTTCATCAGTAGATACAATCTCGGTGGAGAGGTTGAATCAGTAATGGTTAAATCTGAAGATTCTAACCTTTCTGTTAGAATGATTTCAGATGATAAGACTCTTTTAGGAGATGTAACTGTAACTAACACCGATTTTCCTAATGGTGAATTTGGTATTTACACAACATCTCAATTAAAGAATCTATTGGGTGTACTTGATAGTACAATCGATGTAGAAGAAGTAACTGGTGCACTAAAGTTCTCAGATAAAGGAACTAAGATGCAGTATATGTTAGCAGCACCATCGGTAATTCCATCAGTACCTGATTTGAAACAATTACCAAACTTTAATGTAGAAATTACATTAGATGATGACTTTGTAAACAAGTTCATTAAATCAAAAGGTGCATTAACTGATGCAGACACATTTACATTCACTTGTAAAGACAATAGTGGAGAAATTATCTTAGGATATTCTTCAATCAATTCAAACAGAATTTCAATTTCGGTTGATTGTACTTGTGAGGGTGATGTTGAACCAATTGCATTCTCTGCAAAATACTTAAAAGGTATTCTTACAGCAAATAGAGGTTCTTCAAGTTCATCTCTAAAGATTTCATCAGATGGTTTAGCACATCTAAACTTTGTTGATGGAGATTACACAAGCAATTACTATCTTGTCGAAATTAAATAAATAAAATAATATGACTGAAGACTATAATAATCCGTTATATGGTAGGAGAATCCTACATATAATGTCACCTGTTAGGTGGAGAGGGAATAAATTTCAACATCATGGTGACTCTAACTATAAAGTTATGGTAAAGACTATTAAGTTTTTACCACAATGCCATCATACGGTTTTAGTACCAAGAAACAACAACATTCCCGATTTGGGTAAAAATGTTAATTTAATACCTTTCGATTATTCTCAGTCAGTATTATCTAATCGAGCATATTTTAATGGTAAAGAACTTGCCAATAGAATTGTTGATTGGAGAGGACAAGATTTTGACTTTATATTTAATCACCAACCCGAACTTTTGTATAATGTAGTTAATTCACTATTATCTTCAAGATATGGACTAACTTTAGAGTGTTTTAATTTCTTTCATTGGGTTGATTGTCCTAAGAGTAGGGTAACCGATGGATATCCAGAAGGATTCTTTAGACAATTAGAAGCAATCAGTTTTGCTCATAAATCATATTTTCATTGCCCTGTTTCGTTAGATTACATGAAATCTAATTGGGATAAAAAAGAATACACGGTATCTGGATTAAATGAAAAGGTTATGAATGAAAAGATAAACTACTTTCCATTGGGTGTAGGTGATTTTCCAAATTCAGAACCAGTAGCAGTACCTCCTGGTAAAAAGATTCTTTTATTTAATCACAGGTGGAATAACACAACGGGTATTCAAAAATTGGTAGAGTATACAAAAGACTTAGATAGAGATGAATGGTTGGTTTGGGTTACTGATGAAAGTGCTAAGAAACCAAACTCTGGTAAACCTGCTCCTAAATGGATGTATGTTAAAAATTTACCAAGTGGTGGTCAATATCGTTCATTGATTGAAAAGTCTTTTGCTACACTTTGTTTTGTTGATAATTATATGACTTGGAACTTATCTGTACAAGATGCAATTAAGTTAAAAAAACCAAGTTTAGCATTCAAACACCCAACTTATGAATATGTATTGGGAGAAAACTATCCATTATATTTTTCATCAAAAGAGGAGTTTCATGCGTTATTAAACAAAATACCTGAGAATAAATCTATTGATTGGGAATTACCTCCACATGACCAAAATTTCAAAGATAACTTAGTTAATGATTTAATTGATGCTTTGGAAAATAGTAAAAAGAAAAAAACAACCAAAACAAAATATGGTGTTGAGTGGTTGTATCATATTTTACAAGGAAACGGTTATAAGAAAAATCTTTTACACAATAGTCATCCCGATTTACATAAGAGTAATGCATGGGAAGGTATTAGACAGTGGTGTTTAGATAGGGGAGTTAAAGACACACCCGATGAGATTTATACAAAACTTTGGATTCCAGAAGAAAACAAAGAAGCAGTACAAAAGATTATAGATGAAGCAGGTAGTGTGGACTATAAAGGTGACCCATTAGGTGAATCAAAAAAAGACCCAAAATGGTCAAAAAATTATTCAGATAATAAATTCTTTTAATAGATAAAAATGGCATTTTTCGAAGAAACAAATAACGAACAAGTAGATAACTCTTTATGGGTGGAGAGTTATAGACCAACTACATTAGAAAACTATGTTGGTAACGAACACCTAAAAGAAAAAGTAAGTGGTTATTTAGAAACTGGTGATGTACCACACTTACTTCTTTATGGTAGAGCAGGAACTGGTAAGACTACTCTTGCCAAATTGATTGTAAAATCATTGGATTGTGATTATATGGTAATCAACGCATCTGATGAGAACAATGTGGAAACTGTAAGGAATAAAGTAAAAGGATTCGCATCATCAATGGGATTCAAAAAATACAAAATTATTATCTTAGATGAGTTTGATTATATGTCTCAAAACGCACAAGCAATTTTGAGAAACCTGATGGAAACATTCTCACAACATTGTAGATTTATTTTGACTTGTAACTATGTTGAAAAAGTGATTGAACCAATTCAGAGTAGATGTCAAACTTTTCAGATTATTCCACCAACTAAAAAAGATGTAGCAGTTCAAATTTCAAAGATTTTGAATAGTGAAGAAATTCAATTTGAACCAAAAGACTTAGTTCCTATTATTGATAGTGGATATCCCGATATTCGTAAAATTATCAATACTTGTCAGTTAAATTCTATTAAAGGTAAACTGAAAGTAGATACTCAAAATCTTTTAGAAAATGATTATAAGATGAAAGTATTGGATATCTTAAAATCTTCTGATGATAAGAGAAACAAATATATTAAAACAAGACAAGTAATAATCGATAGTAGAGTAACTGATTTTTCGGAACTATTTACTCTATTATATGAAAAGGTAGATGAGTATGCTCCACAAAATACAGCAAATGTGGTGATTTGTCTTGCTGAAGGTCAAAATAGACACTTTAATGCTATTGATAAAGAAATTCCAATGGCAGCAACTTTAATTGAAATTATAAACTTAATCTAAGATGGCAAAAATCGTAGGAATGGGTGGTAACAAACCACAAAAAGCATCAGAACAACCAACACAACAAGCAAAGATTGATTTGGGTAAATCAAATCCTGTGGTATGTGAACACTGTGGATATGATATCTTTGTAGATGGTTCAAAATTCAGAAAAATATCTAAGTTAGTTACAGGAACTCCACAAGATGTAGTTGTACCAATCGAAGTATTACTTTGTGGTAATTGTGGTGAGGTTTGTGAAGAACTTCTTTCACCACAACTAAAAATGTTAGAAGAATTAGATAAGAAGAAGCAAGAAGAGAATGCCTAAATCGTTGTTTGACCACATAAAAGCAATTACCAATGAACAAGACCCTAAGTATTGGGATAAGTTAGAGGAAGCTGATAAGAAAACATTTTCTAACTATATGGTACTTCGTTTTCTCTCAATGAAACATGAGTGGATTGAAACTATTGCAACAGTTCAACCATACCTTCAAGAAGTTCCACCAAAAGCAATGTATCTTGCTTTGATTGACTTACTTCCAAAAGGTAGACACTTTATGAAGTACATGAAACCAAAAAGTTCAGATAAGTACGAGGGTTGGTTGGTTGAATTAGTAGCAAAACATTATGAGGTATCAAAATTGGAATCAGAAGATTACTTAAAGATTTTTTATTCAACAAAATCTGGTAAAGAAAAAATACTTCAATTGTGTGAGGATTATGGTACAGACCCAAAGATTATTAAGAAACTTAAAATAAAAGTTTAATGTCAATCGTTATAGAATCTCATAAGGGAATAGAGGTTCTTAGAGATGACCTTTTATCTGGTGGAACTAAATCAGTGCTTCTAAAAAATATATTAGATACCACCTATGATGAATTTGTTTATCCATCACCTGTTTATGGGGCAGCTCAAATAGCATTATCATCTTATTGTAAATCCATAGGTAAACAAGCAACTATCTTTTGTGCAAAAAGAAAGAAATTACACCCAAATACTCAGAGGTGTTTGGATTTGGGAGCAAAGGTAGTTGAAATACCCTATGGATACCTTCATGTAGTTCAGTATCATGCTAAAAACTATTGTGAAGAAAATGGAGCAATGTTACTACCTTTTGGATTTGATACTGAAGAATCAAAAAACCTAATAGCAAATAGAACGAAAGAAATCATATCCGAATTGGGTTACGAACCCGATGAGATATGGTGTGCATTGGGAAGTGGTGTTTTGATGGAAGGAATAATCAGAGGAACAACCACATCTAAAATCAAAGCAGTTCAAGTTGGAAAAGAATACAACATAGGTATTAGACAATTTGAAGAAGGGTTTAATCGATTGGAAATATTCAAACATAAACTACCATTTGAAAAGAGTACAAAGTTCAAATCGGATTTCCCATCAACACCAAACTACGATTTGAAAGCATGGGAAATGTGTGTAAATAATAGTAGTGGAAAGGTATTATTTTGGAATGTTTTTTAGTAAAATGTTTGGATAATTCAAATCTTTTTTGTATATTAGTATCGTAATTGATTTGATATGACAAACCTAAAATTAGAAAATTTATTAAAAGAAAAGTTAAATAACTTTGAACTTTCCGAATCCTTTGGTCAAAGGGCAGTTGGGGATAAATTAGAAGCAGATACTGTTGATATTCTCAAAGAAATAGTTCCTAATAACTTAGTAGAAGCAAAGAGTAAAAGAAGTATAGATGATTTTACTTTGGTATTTGATGGTAACATAAATTTATATGATACTAAAACTCACTTTATTCAAGATGGAGATGGGTTTTCAATGCCAAACCTAATATCAGTAAAAAGACTAAAAAAGGTATTAGAAGATGATTCTAAGACACTTTCTTATGTTTTTATTGACTATGTTAGAGAAGGTGGTAAAGTCATCGTAAAAGATGTTCATATTAAGTACATTTGGGAACTCGATTGGTCAATCCTTGGTATAGGAGCATTGGGAAAAGGTCAGTTGCAAATTAAAGATGCAAATAAAGATTTAGTCTTTACTGATATGGGTAAAGAAAAATGGTTTGAAATTCTAAAAACTAAAGTTGTAGAGTTCTATAACAAAGAACTTATAAAAATACAAAAAGAATTAACAACTTGGTAATTATTTGGATAATTAAAAAGTTTTTTGTATCTTTGTAAGATAAATAAAAGATTATGGCAAAAGTAAGTTTCTCTCAATATCAATTATACTCAACTTGTCCAAGGGCATATAAGTTGAGATATATCGATAAGTTGGGAGAATCATCTGCCAACATTTATACAATTTTCGGAACTGCTATTCACGAAACAATTCAACATTTCCTTTCGGTGATGTATGGAGTTTCTAAGAAACAAGCAATGGAAATTGATACCGATAAATTGTTGTTGGATTGGATGAGAAAAGAATACATCAAAGAGAACGAAAAGTTGACAGAGGGTACAATATGTACTCAGTTAGAATTGGAAGAGTTCTATGGTGATGGCAGGAGAATTTTAGAATGGTTCAAAAAGAAGATTGATAAGTTTTACACAAAGACTGGATTTGAGTTAGTGGGTATTGAATTACCACTAAATGCAAAAGTAAAAGAGGGTGTAAACTTCATCGGATTTGTGGATATCGTAATGAGAGATTTATCCGATAATTCAATTATCATTATTGATTTGAAAACATCAACAATGGGTTGGAACAAATACGCTAAAGCAGATAAATACAAAAACGCACAAATAGTTCTCTACAAAAAATACTATTCAGAACTATTCAATGTTCCTTTGGAAAAAATAAAAGTGGAGTATCAGATTATGAGAAGAAAACTCTACGAAGATGCTCCTTTCCCAATTCCATATATGTCAAGACACGTTCCTGCTAATGGTAAACCAACTGTTAATAAAGTTTACAAAGAATTTATGGACTTTGTTAATGAGGTATTTGATGATGAGGGTAAGTTTAATGATTTACCATACCCCAAAGTACCTGGTGAACGGAAAAAGAATTGTAAGTTTTGTGAATTCCTACAAAGAGGAATTTGTGATGGTAAAGTTTAACGGAAAATAAATATCTATATACTTATATATAAATGTATATAAAGTATGTAATATGGCACACGCAGAAACTAAACTAACAACTGTCAAGATTATAAAAGGTGTATACTCAAACTTTAAGAGAGTTTCTTTTGAATCCGATGTAACACTTCAAAAATTAGTAAATAGAACAGTTGAACGATATGTAACCGATGAAGATTTTAGAAAAGAGATGAATGAGTATCTAAAACTTCAAATTTCAGGTTCACAATTTTAATAAAAAGTTATTTTAACAAGTTATGAGTAAAAAGAAAAAGATTCTACTTCTTTCAGATGATTTAAGAATGGCAAGTGGTATTGCCACAATGTCTAAGGCACTTGTTCTTGGAACTGTTGATAAGTACGATTGGTTCCAAGTTGGAGCAGCAATAAACCACCC